CCAGTATTTCTTATACCCACCACCACTCCAGGTCGCTAGGAGATACCTATTTGGCGGTGTCTCAGCGTAAAAAGCCAGATACCCGATGAGAGAGCCCGTTCCGCCCCGCGTCCGGCATTGCAGCGTGGCCGGCGTCGTGGGCGTCCCGGTTGCGCAATCAGATGAGGCGGCAAACCGCTGCAGCGTGATGGTGCCGCGCTTGACCTTCTTCCGATACCAGCGTTTTGGCGTCGCCGGGGCCGTGAATTCCTCGAACCCGCAAAACGGAGCGACGCCCGACTTATATTGCCCGACCAGGGCGACCGGCCCGCCGCAGCAGCAGGGGTCGCCAGCGGCTCCATGGAGTTTGGCAGCGATTTTCATCCCACCCCTGGACTGAGCACGGTGACCGTCGAGCCATCGCACAAATCCAACCTCACGGAATTGCCGGCATTGGAAGGCTGCAAACCCGTCGAGTTGGCCGCGATCGACCCGGCGCCGCCCGGAGTGTCCTTCCGCGCGAATTTGCCGGTGAGCAGCAACGTGAGGAAATCGGCCGCAGCCATGGAAGAAGGAGCGCCGAAGCGCAACTTCGTGACTCCGGTCGTAAAATTCTCATCGACCTCCTGCAGGACCGCGCCGGCCTCCCATTCCGGTCGACCATTGAGGAATGTGACCAATTGCCCCGGATGCCAGGTGCCGGGGCATTCGGCATGCTTGAGGGTCAGTAGGCCGTCGAAATGCACCGTTTGGAGGCTGTCAAAATAATCCTGGGCGAGGTATTTGGTGCCCCCGACCGGCACAGACAGATATGGCCCGATCTCGTTTTCCAGGGCCGTGAGATCGAGCGTCTGAATGAGCACTCTTGGACCAACGGTAGCGCCGGCAACAGAGGTAGTGAACCGCGAATATAAGGATCCGTCGGCTGAATTGCTCTCGGCTGTCTGGAAAATGAGGACGACGCCTCTCGGCACGAGGTCATTCCGAGGCCGACAGTCGAATTGCAGGACCTGCGTTGCTCCAGTCAGATCGATTGAGGCCGTGTCCATGACCGCCCTCCGGTCGACGTTGAGCGCGGGGGGAGCCGCAGAGTAGTCGACCCAGGACCCAGAATCGGGCACCCACAGCTGGCAGCGCCGCAATGCCGCTGCCACAGTGATATCCCGCGCCTCCGACCAAGGCGGCTGGACGGCGTCGCCCGCCACGACGCGGCCACAGGAGACCCCCGCTGTGCGGGCGAAATCAATCAGGGCCTGGATCTGCTCGTTTGTGGTCCAATGCGCCCAGCTCTTGGTGATGTCGTTGTAGAGTGGATTTCGGAATAACGTGACCTGGGTGGTCGGCACATCGGTCTTGCTGACGAAATCGCCGGCGACCACCTTCCGGTTCTGCTGGTAGACCAGGCATTCGAGGTCATCGAAGAAATTGGCGCAGGTGAATGCCACCGACTCCATCGTCGGTTCGCCTTTGGTCCTATCGCCCCGGATTTTGCCGATGAATCGCGTGACGCCGTCCTGGCGCAGCTCGACCTGGTCATCGTAGGCGAAATCGGCCGCGGAGAGGCAATCCTGGCGTCGGATGGTGAATTCGAACTCGTCTTTCTCGAAGGATCGACGCGTTAGGACCGGCAACGAGATACCCCAGTTCGCCAGCGATTGCTCCCGGCCGCCTTTGATGATCGTCAAGGCCATGGCGTCAACCTCCCAGGCCGTTGTTCCGGATTTCTTGCGCCTGCTGTTTCAGCGCCTGGACCATAGAGGAGGACTGCGCGTCCATAGCCCCGAAGAAGTCGTCGAGCGCGGCGGTCACGGTGTCGTTCGCCGCACCTGGCGCGATTGTCCTAGTTACACCGTCTGGACCGGTGATTGTGCCGCCGGAGTGGCTGGCAACGGCTGCGGAGACGGCATCGCCGATCTTTCTAGGCAGCTCTGCGAGAGCCGCGGTATTTGCCGCGACGGCCAGGGTGTGGTCCCGCGTCACAGAATCTGCCTTCTCCTGGACGTCTGCAAGGTGGACGCTTATCTGGGTTTGTCTCTCATTGACATCCATGAGGCGAGCGTCGATCTCAGCGAGCCTGTCGGTTCTGGCCTGCTGTTCTGGAGATGCACGCGGCGCAACGCTCCGGGTGCGCGCATCCTCCAACGAGGTCCTCTCTGCGAGAAGTTGCTGCTGCTCTGACTCCAGACGGGTGAGTTCCGGCTCAGATTCTCGCGAGGCCTTTGCGACGGATTCCTGCGCGCGAATTGCCTGCTGGTTTGCTCGATCAACATTTTTTGCCGCTAGCCCAACGTCGATCGCGGTCGAACGGATTGGAGCCGCGTCAAGGATAGCGTTTTGGTCGTCGATGATGGCCTGCTGGGCGTCGCTGATATCCAGGAATTTCTTCTGCGCTTGGGCAGCGGCATTCCGTAAACTATCAGCTTTCGCCTTAGCCACCCTGGCCGCGGCCTGTAGATCGAGCGTCCTATTGGATATCTTGCCGCCATCGGATTCGCGCGACGAACCCCCCTTAGCGATCGCCCCACTGGCGGCGAATTCCGCATCTGAAGCGATGGCTTCGGCGTCGTCGCGAGCATCCCGCGCTTCTTGCTGCGCCTGCTCGGCCCGTTTTTTCCGGACCAGGGCGCCTATTCGCTCGTTTTCGATGTCTTGTTTTGCGCCGGCCGCCAAGTACGAATCTTGCTCCTGCGCATATTTCGCTTTGATCGCTTCCCGTTCCTCTGGAGATGAGGCATCGGAGATTTCTTTTTGTTGGGCCAAATCCTGCCCGGCTTGACGCGCTTCCCGCTGAGCAGAAGTCCTCGTCTTGTCCCGTTTTTCACTCCGCTCGATGTAAGCGATAGTGGCCTCCATTCGCTTGTCGACCTCGTCGAGATCGGAAATCATTTCATTTTTCAGTCTATCGGTTTCACCGGTCACTCCGGCTAAAGCTTTCTGGAACCTTTCGGCGCGGTTGGTCGATGCTTGGAGACCGGCGGCACATTCATCCTCCCATTCTTTGCTGCGCCTCTTCAGCTCGATCATGCCGACCGAGAAAGCACCTATGAAAGGAGCCAATACGGCGCCGGCGCCTATCAGGCTCGACGTCAGTCCACCAGCGAGCAATGAGCCAAGGCCGCGCAGCGCCAGAATTGTGCCGCGCAAGCCACCTTCCGAGAGGCCTACAAATATACGCTCCGCATTATGCCCCGCATGGCCGAGTTCGGTGATGCTCTTCGCTGCGTTATCGCTTTCCTTCGCGGTCTGGCCGAGGGCCCCGAGGAATTCGATTTGCGTTTTTGTGGACCCCTTCGCGGTCGTTCCAGCCTCCTGTGTCGCCGCGCTGACACTTCCGATCTCGCCGGCGGCCTGTTGGGCGCCCTGAACTCGGATCTCGAAATCTAGCGATGGACGGCCGTCTGACATGGAGATGGGATTGGAGCGCGATCAGTCGACCAGGTGTCCCCGCACGGTGTGCTGGAGTGCGTCGGTGCCGTTGGAATTGCACCATAGGGCGGCGCTGGCGGCCAGGGGGGTTACGAGCGTCACCTTGTTGCGTCCGGCCGCGGCGGTGCCCCCGTTGAGATATTGCGTCCCGGCGCTCGCGCTACCCAGGCTGATCGTCTTGCTCGTGCCGGCGTTATTCACGCACCAGTCGTCCAGGAGGATCTTCGTGTAATCGACGAAGACGGAGGCGCCGCAGAGCTGCTGGTTGCCGCTGGTGGTCGTATTCCACTGGATGATCCAGTCTCGGCGGTCGGTGACCGGACTGACTCCGGCCACGAGCACGCCAGCGATCTTGTTTGCGCCGGTGTCCGCCACAACCAGAACCGGCTGCACGATCGGCCGAAACAGCGGACCGATCGGCGTGAACGTCATCCCATACAGGTAGAACCGATCGTCAGTCGATGAATTGGCTCCCGTAAGGGTTGGAGAGCCGTTCACCGTCGCATACGCGATCCAGACAAAACCACCGTTGCCGAAAGCTGTCATCTCATAGCTGAACGCCGTCCATGCTCCAGTGGTTGACACAGCCACACCCCCATAGCGCACCGAATCGTTGCCGGCCATATTATTGCAAATAAGCACTCCATTTACGTGGGTCTGGCCAGTCGGGATATATACCCAACCTGAGCAGCGATACCTCTGGCCATAGACCAGCTTCGAAGCGATCGGCGCACGACGAGCGTAGTGAGAAGTTGAGGCTGTGGCATCGGCGTAGTAGAACAGGCAGTCGTTCTTCGATATAGTGCCGTCGGAGATTGCGTCTATGTTTCCGGCAATGGTTCCGCGAACACCCGTGAAACTATCTGCATCGGTGCCCCACGCCGGCGTATAGGACGCGACCATTGAGCCCGTCCCGAGCTCTGCCCATGGTGGCAATTTCCCGGTCTGCACTTCACATGTGATGTCTGCCTGGGTGAGAACTCCGTTGATCGGAGCGCATGGTATCACCCGGCCATAAAACAGATCCGCCGCCGCGAAGATTCCGAGTGAGAAGAACGCGTCATCCACCGCCTGCGTCCATGCCGGCGGGGTCCCGCCGGTCGTCTCCGTCATGGTCTGCAGGACGCTGTTGATGTAGACCAATGGTGCCGATGTCCCATTCCATGTGACATGCAACGCAGTCCAACGGCCGGAGTATAGCGCGCGGAAGCCAGTGAGAGCAAGCTGCCTGTAATTCGCACCGGTCGGATCGCAGATCGCGATAATGAGCGTCCCAGAGCTGTTGATCCGGGCGGAATAGGCCCATGCGCTCGTTGAGCTATACGTTGCGTTGCTTGAACAGAGCAGCCACAGACCGAAATTTGCCGCGGCGTTGAACTCCGGAACGACGCCGAGCCAACGGATAGTGTTATTGCCAGCTCCGATCCCGGTTCCTGGCGTGCCCAAAGTCCAGTAAGGCCGCCCGTTCGCGGTCTGCCCATCGAAGAACAGGTAATCCCGCGTCCCACGGGTCACGATCAGCGGAGCGATCTCGGAAGGGGTCGTATTCCCGCTCGCATCGAGCGTTCCGCCGCCGTCGACGTTCAGGCCTGGGATGTGTTGAATGACCTTCGAACTGGCATCGAGGGTGGCCACTCCGGAGGCCGCGCCCATCTCGGTGCGCTTCACCTGGGCATCGTTGGTGACGTTGGCTAAATCTCCTCCGAGCGCCAGGGTGCGGACGGTATTGGTCGATTGGGTATAGGATAGCAGGGTGCCATCGTTCTGAATTTGTCCGGAGGCTGGAGTCGCGACGGCAACTCCCAAGGGGATTGAGAGCGGCGCTCGGTATGCGTTCCCAGGCCCGAGCGTGACACCGAGGAATATCGGCGTGCCGCTCGTGCTCACATCCTGGTTGATGGTGCTACTTTTCGCGCTTGCGCTGATGCTATAGGTAGTCGACGCACGGGTCCAGGTTACGGCCGCGAAGATCGTGGCCGCATCGAGCGCGAATCCGATGGTGCTATGATGCAGGTCGTCCGCGCTCGCGTTCGCGGCGAGCAGATAGGTATGGTCAGCGGGGTCCTGAAGGTTGGTGGAAAGGTCGGCTTTATAATTCACGCCGGTGGGAGAGGCGCTGAGAATCCACGCATTGACCGTAGTGCGCACGGTCTCACGTCCCGAGGTGTATGATGCGTTCCCGTTGAATGGTGTGATCGTGCAGGCGATGACTTGCGCGCCCGTCGCTGCCGCGGCGGTATAGAGCGCCTGGAGGCTGGCCTCCACCGTGGCGGCCGATATATCGGCGGTGATGTCGTTAATCCCGCCCCAGATGACGATGTATTTCGCGTCCCCAGGCGCGGCGACTTCGAAGGGAAATCGAACGGCCATCCGTGTGAGAGTATTGCCGGGGACTCCGCGGCTCACGACATCCCAGCCAGCTGCGGAGCCGCCGAGCAGGGACAATAGAGTCGGCTCAAAAGTACCATAGGACAGACTATCGCCCATGCAATAAACTCGCGTGGTCTGGACGACGGCGGCGGGAGCCAATGCCGCGGCGGCCTGCGCGGCCGTCATGTCGGTATGCGCGGCCGTCCCGCTTGTGGCGTTGCCGACGAAACTATAGGCCGGGGCGTTCGCCATCATGGTCGTGGTGACCTGGCCGGCTCCGATCGTGGTTACGCCGCCGGAGTTGATCGTGACGTTCCCGGTCATCTGCAGGTCCGTCGCCACATTTGAAGCATTTCCGACCCGGATGTGGCCAGCGCTGAGGGCCGTGGATTGCTTCGAGTTGAAGAGCGACCAGTCGGCCGAGGCCAAATACCCGGCGACGGAGCCGCTCGCTTGGGGTATCGTCAGATGCGCGATGCTGATCCCCGTGCCAGTCAAGGGAGCGTCAGCAGTGACGAAGGAGAGTTTCGCGTTGAAGGCCGTCCAGTCGGCGGACGAAAGATAGCCGGCCGTAGAAGCGGTCGATTGAGCGATTGAGATAGCGGGCGTAACGCCCCCGGTGCTCGCAATCGGCCCGCTGCCGGTTACCGCTGTGACCGTGCCAGTACCTGGAGCGATCACCCAGGCACCGTCCCCGCGCAGGAACGTGCTCGATGAGGGAGTGCCGGTGATAGTGAGTTTACCAAGGCCGATCGACAGGTCGGGCAGAGTGAAGGTCGCTCCGGCGGCAATAGTCAGCGTACCGCCGCTGTCGATCGTCAGTGTGCCCCCAGACACTACCTGGCCGTCGCCGGACAGTTTCGGGGCGACGATCGGGGTGGCGGACCAGATCGACATGACCGATAGGACGAATAGGACGAATGGGCGGATGGTTCTCATCGGAGGGGTCAGGCGCAGGCGATCCAGGAGAGCTTGTAGCCGCTGGCAGGCGCCGGGGCCGATAGATCGGCCGTGAAACCATTAGCCGTGACGGTGGCGTCGCGGACGATCGCCCAGAGCTGGTCGCCGGCGGCCGGCCGCTGGATGCTGGCGACGACGGCGGCCGGTGGCGCGGAGAACGGCGGCGAGAAGGCCACGTCAATATGGTCAGCTGCGGCCGCAATGGTTGTCGTTCCGCGCTTGAGCATGTCGGAAGTGGGTTCTGTGAGTTCTGGTGGAGGGTACTCCGTTACTGGCGAGGAAACCTTGAAACTGTAGCGGAATGCACCGGTGATCCCGCGCACGGGCCCGCAGGCCGCGGAATCGATGACGGCATCGAGGAAAGAGACGATTTCCTGATCCCCCATCGGCCCGCACCAGAACCGCAGATCTTCCTGCTGCGGCAGGTCCCAGAAATACGTGAGCAATTTCCGCTCGGCGATCCGCTGCGTCGCATGGGAAACTGAGGCGACGAAGCTGATCGTCGCCGAGCGATTGCCACGCGGGAAGAAGGTGCTCGCGAGAGCGCGGATGAACTGAGCCTCGTCATTAACTTGCTGGCCATTGACCGTAAGGCTCCCACTGATCAGGCCGGTAGCCAGGTCATCGGTCGCCAACCAAAGGTTGCCGAAGGCGATTTTCATTCACGGCGCGAATCAGGGAGAGGCTACCCCGACAAAGAACCGGGAGCCGGACGTGGTGGCAGCGCCGCGGGCCTCCAGCTCGCCGGCGCGCGGGCCGGTCGGGGAGAATGTCTGGGGCAATTGCCTTGGCGCGGCATTGCAGACCTTCGTGTAGACGCCAGTTCCGGTGATGATCAGGTCGCCGCGCACCCTGGTCGCCCCACGAGCGACCGCACCGCCTTGCATGCCCAAGAGGTCGAGCATCTGCTGCTCGCTGAACCCCATCGGGGAGAATGTCGCGCCGACATCGAGGCCGGAGATCCTCAGACCGAGCGTGCCGCGCCCATCGGTGACGATCGGCTCGGTCTTCAGCTGCGGGTTAAGGGTGATCGGGCCACGCGATTTGAAGGTGTCCCAAGGAGCGGCTCCGAAAGCCAGGGAGTACTCCTGGGTCGGGACGTTGGCGACCACCGGAGGCGTGGTGTCGGCGAGGGCCATCTTCGTGACGGTGTAAAGGCTGTTCGCATCGGACCAGGGGGCGTTGTTCTTTCGGAAACATCCGAAGGATACCGCGCCCAGCATGCTCGCGATCGCGGAGTGAATGATCGATGGCATTCCCGTCACGGCGCCGTTCCAAAACGTGATGCGTCGGTTCGCGGCGAGACAGTCGATCTGGACGTATTCCTGTTCGATGATTGCAAAGTCGCCGCTGCCGACCGCGGTGATGTCCACCTTGTTCGTCGCTGCGATCGCATGGGCCTCGGTATCGTGAAGGGTTCCGGCGACTCCCCAGAAATACGTTGTCGCTTCGGAAAGACCGGTCGGAACGGCCGCGCTCGGGAAAAGGCAGAAACGCACCGGGCAGCCAGTCCGGGGGGCGGCTGCGCCAACCAGCGTGATGACGTCGGTGTCGGCCGCGACCGTGGCCACGTCATAGCGCGGCGTGACCAATTGGCCGATGACCGGAGAGGTCCACCGGTGGAGAACTGCCAGCGCCAGGGCGGTCCATTCTCCGATCGGAGTGCCGGTCAAGATGACGGAATTGTCGAGCGCGCGCTGGTCGAGCGGACCGTAGAGGTCGCTGTCGATCGAGAACATGTCGGCGAGCGGAGTCAGTGTGAGTCCGCCCTTGAAATGGAAAGTCTGGCCGCGATGCGTGACGTTGGCCGGGCCTTCGAGGAGTGTGGCGAGGTTCATGATGGGATTTCGTTGAGTGGCGGATCAGGTGAAAGTGGCCTGGAAAACGTTGCCGGCATCCATTCCGTCCTTGAACGCTCCGGCGCGGAGCGTCATTCGATCTGCGACCTGAAATGGAGCGGCGTAGAGATGAGCGGAGGCATTGGTCGGCGTGGGCGCAGAGCCGTCGAGGGTGTACCAAATAGCGGCGGCGGCGGTGGCGCAGGTCAGGGTCACCTGCTGCGGAGCTGCCCCCGTGTCCGGATCGATGAGCACGTTGCCGACCTTCGACGCGCGCTCGTCCATGCCGTTGCGGTGAAAGTTGACGGCATAACTGCGCATCCCGTCGCGCGCGTTGATCGGCTCCTGGCCGGCAAAGTCGAAGACATAGCCGCGACCAGGCGCCCAGTAATGAATCAGCTGGCGGACCCGCGTAGCGATCTGCTCGACGAATTTGCCCGTGCCGGAGTCGCCGAGATTCATGAGCGGCATCTCAATGACCTGGACGGTAGCTCCGACGCGGTAGGCTGGGCCCGGAGAGCTTTGCGTGGGCGGCTGCAGCGTCGGCATGAGCACGATCGCGATCGCCCCGCATTTTCCGGTCTTCTCGTTGACCGCGCCCAAGGCGACTTCGATGTCGTTTTCAGTGATCCCCTTTCGCTCCAAGATCACCGGGATGTCCGAAAAATACGGATCCGCGGCCAGGCGCGCGGCGATGTCCTCCTGGTCCAGTACGATCGGATCGAGGATGAGTGCGTCACTCATGACTGGCCTCCAGTCGCGTCACCTGCGCGGGCATACAACCGCTCCACGTAGGAGCCGACGTCGCGCTCAATGCGTGTGCCGATCAGTTCGGTGTATGGCAGCACAGTCTCATCGGGCGCCTGGTCGACCGAATGCTTGAGCCAGAACATCACCTGGAACTCGACCTTCCGCTTCCCATAGAAGCGTTTCTGGCCTTTGACGGTCCGCGATCCGAGAATCGTCTGCGCATAGCGGACGAGCGCCGGCTTTCCTCCGAGCACGACGAATGTGAGGCCGGGAAATTCGCTCGCCCGATGCCCATAGGCCTCGGGACAGGCTGGGATCGTCAGCAGCTTCACTTTCTTCGCGGTGATCACCCCGCCGAAATAGCGTTGCGCCATGCCAACCTGGTTGATCGAGATCTTGACGCCGTCGGCGACGGCGTCGAAGTGCGTGCCCCGCGCAGCCGACGCATAGAAGTTCGTCCGGGCGCCGCCCATCGCGTTCGGGCGGGTTTGATTGAGGCCGAACAGATGCTCGCGGATCGTGTTGACTCCGGAGCGACCGACGATCGGGAAAAGACGATCCGGCTGTAGTCCGATCTGAAGACGGCGTGCGGCCGGGCCGATCTCATCACGCGCGATTATGATTGAGAAGCTCATGTGGCTGCCCCCCATCGCAAAACGCCCTCGGAATCGAATCGTGCAAGGCCCTTGAACAGCTCCTGCAGCGCCGATTTCAGGGAGTTGTCGCGGACGTCCGGAGACGCCTGCAGGTCCTGGTTGAACCCGCGCGATTGCGGCACAACCTGGGTATCGCGATCAATCAGGCCGAGTTTGATTGCCTCATCGCGGTCGACGTCCTGGACATCCATCCCGGAGTTGAACGCGAACGGAGGATAGGGATTGTCGAGCCCGTCGTCGAAAAGGTCTGAACTGCCGAGCTGCTCCCAGACGGGATCGTCCTTGAGAGCGATCATGCGGCCTCCGTAGAACAGGCCTCCGGCGAGCGCCCATCTGGCCGGCCAATTACGCTGGGCCTTCGTGTCAATGACACGGATCAGCTCCTGAGCCGGCCATTGGTCAAGGATCGCGGGATCCTGACCTTCCTCGAAATGCCCGTAACCCTGAGCCATCTCCAGATTGGTATCGAGGATCAGATTCAGCCTAGTGTCGCTGGAGAGATCGACCAACGTGCCTTCCGTCCCTTCTGCCGGCCCATAGCCGAGCTGCTCCAGGAGTTGTTTGAGCTGTGCCCGCTTTGTTGCCCGATCTGTAGTTCCGGCGACCAGCTCGTCAATTGAGTCGGACGCCTTTTGGAGAACCTCCACATTCGTCACTCCGGCAGAGAACATCGAACGCTCGCGCAACGCGGCCGGGATCTTCCTCAGGAGCCATGTCCGAAAATCGGTCGGCAGGAGCGACTTCACCTCGCGGCTGTCGATGGCCTGGCTGAACGGCAATGGAGCGGAAAAAAGCATGATCAGAGTCCGTCCATTTCGTGCTGGTGTAGATGCGATCCATGTCGGATGACTTGCGAGGCTGTGCCTCCGGCGGCCTGGTCGACCGAGCGATTCGCCGGCTGGACCACTAGGAACCTGCAGCCGGCGACGTCGCGTAGGAGTGTGAGCGCATTCGCATTCGCGGTGCGGCGATCCTCGGTAAGCAGTGAGCTGACTGGAAGCCTGGTGGCCAGTTCGAAGCGGCAACGGCTCACGGCCGCCCCGAGTAACTCGTCTGGAATGGTCGCTCCGTCGCCGAGCTTGTTCCGAGCGCAGGCGGCCACGTAGCCGCGGATCTCCAGCACGACCTGGCTGATCACTTCAGTCAGCGGATTCGCCTGCGCGGTGCCGAGCGCGGCCGTCTTCATCGCCGCGAGCTCGGGGCCGCTGAGCTTAGCGATGACGTTGGCTTCAGTGAGAGTGACCCAGGACATCGGAGGAAAGTGCGGGAAACGGAGTGATGAGTTCTAAAGAGCCGCCGCGGACCGTTTACATTTTAGCGGCATGGCGCAGCAGCTCGAAGAACTCACATGAACAGGTCAGGAGTTGGTGACGACGATCGACTCGACGCCTGAACCGGTGGCGACGATGTTCTCATAGAACTCGACGGACACGTCGGTGAACTTTTCGTGATCCTCCCGGTAGACGCCGTACTTCAGCCCGCCGCGGGCGCTTGAGGTGAAGCGCTTGACCGCGCTCGGGTCATCCTTGCCCGCGCCCTGGATGGCCAGATAGGCGTAGATGCGAGCCGCGAGCAAAGTTGCCTTCGCGGTCGCGGTGCTCTGGTAGCGTGCCTTGATGATCTCGACCACATCCGCGTTCAGGTACGCGGCGAGTTGCTGCGGGGTGAAGTTTGCTCGGTTCCCGCCATTGACGCGCGCCACCGCCTCATAGGCATCGAGGCGGTACGTCCAGGCCAGTTCGCCGATCGCATAGACATTCGGGAAGACGCCCGTGGTGTCGGCGCTGGTCACGCCCATGGCTCGGATCAGCCCGTCCGGATTGGTGGTGACGTCGAACTTCGCGCTGGAGCCCGCATGATCCACCGTTTCCAGCAGGGCCATGCCACGGCGTAGCGAATTGCGCTTCAGCCGCTGGAGGAGGCGGTCCACGGTGCGTGTGACCTCGGCTTCGAGATCGTCAAACTCGTCATGGTCAATCGAGATGGTAAGACCGCGATTGTATGTCTTGTCCGAAGCGCTCGTCCCGGAGTAACTGACCTTTTTGAACGGTGAACCGATTGGCCGAAGGTCATCCGTCTCGGAGAGAAACGCCTCGGCATTGACCGCCTTCTTGAATTCGAAGCGGCGCCCGACCGGCACTTCTGGGAAGATGCGCTGGAGAACGGCATCGAGGTTTTCCGGATCTTTCCAGCCGACCGTATAGCCGGTCAGCGGCTCGGAATAATGACCCGCGGTGAAGCGCGCCTCGTTGGCTGCGCAAATGATACCAGGCCGATTGAGGCCGGCGCCGAGATCGACGCCCATGGGGCCTTCGATTTCGGCGAGAGAGGAGATGATCTTGTTTCGCATGAGATGAGAGATTGAGGTGAGGAATTCTGGGTGAATGGATGGCGGGTTGAATCAGGTCGTGGCCCAGGCGACGTCGGCGTCGGAATTGAGGGCGGCCTTGAGGACGTAGAAGTCCGCCTGCAGCTTGCCGGCTTCGGCGAGGAGCAGGTCGTGGTCGGACTTGGTCGGATTGACCGCGGTGGAGTTCAGACCGGCAATCTGGGTCGCCGCGGTCTGCGTCAGTGCGGCCACGACGATCAGCTTGCGCGGCTTGCAGAGCGCGACTTCAACGGGGTCATTCGCGGCGCCAGGAGCAGTGAGCGCCACTCCGACACGCCAATAGGTGCCGGCGGCGGTGGGCTTCACGTCGACCTTTCCGAGCGCGGTCGCATAGACGTCGGCCGCGACGGCGATCGCGCCGGCGGCGACCAAAGGCAATGTCCGATTTCCGACGCCGAGGAGTTCGACGTTGACAGGATCTTCCGCCGCCGCGGCTTCGTCGGTGATGACGCCGATCGGCTTTTCGGAAGTGGCAGCCACGACAGCGATGTGCTCATCGTCGGCGCCGGCCTTCGCCAACAGGTAGCGCGTGGCGACGGCTGCGCTCGCCAGATAGCGCCGGGAATTCTTGGAACTCCCGACATTTCCCGGCAGCGTGTTGATCGCCGGGATGAGGTGCCGGCTCCGGTATTTCGAGCCCCGCGCCCAACTGACAAGGAGCGCGCTGGCGTAGATCAGACAAAACGCGATGAAGATCGCGGAGAGGAGAGTTTGGATCATGGTTTCGAGTGGTTGAGTTTGCAGAGACGGGAAATGGTTGATGAGGAAAGCGCGGCGCTCAGTCGGCGCTTGCGGAGAAGAGGTCGGGCTTCTCCTTGCGGACTGCCTGGAAGGCGTCGAAGTGGTTGAGTCCCTTCTTCTCCTTCTCGGCCACGGCCTCGTTGATCGCACGGATCGTCTCGGAGGATGCGGCCTGCTCGCCCTTGCGGGCGCCGAGATCGGCGACGGCGCTCTTCGTGTTCACCGCCTTCTTGAGATTGCCGAGTTCGGTCTCGGTTGCGGAGAAGTCCGTCGCGGCGATGAGCTTGCCTTTCCACTCGGGCCGCTGCGCCTGGCTGATGCGGCCTTCGTTGACTGCGCGGGTCAGCACGATCTCCGTGCGGGCTTCGCGCTCGGCTGTGACTGCGGCTTTCGCGGCGGCAGCCTCATTGGTCGCAGTAGTGAGCTGGGTCTGCATGGCAGACTTTTCGTTCACGGCCGCGGTGAGCAGCGACTTCGCCGAGGAAAGTTCGCCCTGGGCCGCGACGGCGGCGGTCGCCTTGGGCAGAGCTTCGTTGACGGCCGTCGTCACCTTCGTTTCGTCGGAGTCGGCGGCTACGGTGAATCCGAGGGCCGCGAGGAGTTTGAGGAGTTGTTCTTTCATGGGAAATTGTTCGGCGGGCATGGCTTCATTGATGCCGATCGCCGTGTCGGGGATGTTCGGATTGTTCGTGAGTCCGATGGAAAAGAGCTTCATCGGCCGGCAGACCGTGTCGTTGACCGGAAGGAGTCCGAAATGCGGGCTCTGCGAATCAAAGGGAGCTCCCTCGCCGCTGATGAGTGCGGCACCGGCCTCGTTCATCGCGTGCCGGCCCCAGAGTCCATCTTCGCGCGCCTGCAGCTCCTTGATCCGGCCCTGGGCGGAGGTGGGAGTGCCCGGATGCTTGGCTAGCCATTCCGGATCATCGGGATGTCCGATGTAGATCGGCAGGCCGCGGAACAGCCGGGCCGTGCGGCCGGCGAGGCTGTTGAAGCCAGCGACCATTTCGTCGGCGGCTTTGCGGTCAACCCGCTGGATGACGCGCTTTTTGCGGCCGTCGACCGTGACGGTCACGGGGAAATCGCCGTACGGACTGATTCGAAACCATGCCTGCGCAGCATCGAAGGCGTCGTTGATTGCGCCGAGCAGATGGATTTGATCGGCCTCGTTGATGGCCCGGATGAGCGGGCGGAAGAATCGGAGAATGAATTTCATGGCGTGGAAACCTTTTGTGCCTGGGCGGCCTCGCCGGCGCCGGAGACCACGGCCGCGCCGAGGATCTCCTCGAAGGCTGCGGCCAGGGACGGATCGGATAGGACCGTATTGTAGAGCGCGGGAAGATCGGCCTTCAGCTTCGCAAGTCCCGCTTCGAACGCCTGGTCATCGAGAGTCGAGAGCGCCTGGACGCGCTTGACCAGTGGGGCAAGCGATGCCTGCTGGGCGCGGGAGAGGAGCTGGATGGCGTGGGCGCGGAAGGCGGCATCGCGGCCCACCGCCCCCAGCGGACGTTCATTGAAGGCGGCCGCAGGCAAATCGCGCAGGGGAAATGCCCCCGCGCCAACCGGAAGATTTGATCCCTGCTGCGGTGCAAGCTTGAGCAAGGCGTCCTTCGAGTCGGGCAACGGCCGTTGATATCGCTCCGCAAACTGCTGCTGGCTGATCGGATGTCCGCACCGCAAGGCGAAGTCGTCGATTTTCAAGTCGAGTTCGACGCTCTGCTGGTTGGCCGATCGTACCTTGAAATAGGCCAATGCCGGCGTGCCCTCGCCGAAGGTATTGTCCAGGACCAGGCGATCGAGCTTGAGCTGGAGCGTCTCGCTGAGCCAGGCGGCGTCGTCTTCCTCGATGAGATCGGCCTCATGCGCCTGGAGGCTCGCGCCCTGGCCCTGGCCGGATCCCGCGCTGATCGTGGAGAGATCCGCTCCCCGCCAGAGTGCGGCCAGTGCGCGGTCCATGCGCTCCACGAGCGGCGGATAAGGCAGCGTTCCCTGCGCCGTGAAGTCGATCGTCTTGATCTCCGAATTGCGGTTGCGCACCCACTTGAAATTCGAGGCGGCGGACTGGACGGCCGCGACCAACGTATCCCATTCGGGCGATCCTTCGGCCGCGTCGGTGATGCCTTCGATCCCCGGCATTCCATGGCGCTGGCTGTAAAGAAGCCAATCCCGCAGCGGAAGATGCTTGAACATCCACGCGACTGCGCAGGCGATCATGACGCCCTGGCCGCGGGTCACCAGCCATTCACCCGGAGCCATCGGAACGCCGTCGTAGCCATAGGCGTTCTCGATGAAGCGCATCCGTCCGGTCGAGTTCTCGAAGAACCAGAGCGGGGTGAACCAAAGGGTGGCGGTGTACCGGCCGCCGTCTTGCGGCTGCCAGACGATGTTGTGGACGGCGTAGCGCTTGCCCTTGGCGTCCATCATCTGCCGCAGCAGCAGCGATACGCCCCCCAGCTCGTCCTGGTCCAGCGCGTTGGTGACGCGCAGATTGTTGTAGAACGCCTCCAGTGCTGCCTTCTGCCCCTGGGCCTGCGCCGCGGTGGCGTTGTCCTCGGTATTGACCGTGAGGATTTCCCATCCGTGTCGGGCGACGGCGCTCTTTGCCTTTGGAGCGACAGAGGCCAGGACGTCGTCGCGCTCCTCAATTGCGTCCATGACCAGGGCGAGATCCCGCAGCCGGCCGGCGCGGAAGCTGTCCATGTACCGGGTCAGCCGGGCCGGATCGCAGTGGCGCAGCGGATCGAATCGGGACATCTTGTCCATCGCGACCATCGCCAGGGAAAAGAAGGGGTTTTCGTCGCTCATTGGGGATCCTCCTGGCGGCCGGATTCAGAAAACCGGGCTTTTGAACGATGGCCTGGGACAACCGCCGCCTCATAATCGCCTGTTGCAGCCATTGCAGCCGAATTGCAGGGGGGGTGAAGCGCAGGTTGGGGTGCTGATACTCCTTGGGAGGAGATCGCCCGTTTACGGCGATTTGAGGAGTTGGCGCTCATATTACGACCTCCCGGCCGCGCGGACTGCGGACAAATTGATCATCGATGCCGTCCATGCCTGGTGCCGCCGCCTGCTGGGATGGCTGCGCCACCGGCCGGAAGGCAAAGGGCCGGAGCCTGACGCCTGAGACAACGAGCTCGGCCAATCCGCTGTAGGCGTCGCAGAGCAGAAGATGGTTCTCGATCTGGTCGGCGTAGTCGCCCATCTCGCCGCCTGGCAGTTCCTCGCGCTCGGAGCCGGCCAGCAGGTGGGTATCGAGCGTCTCCAGGATGCTCGGAGATCCGGGACCGCGCCGCGGCAGACGCATTGAAGGAGCCGATCGGATGTAGGGAGCCGCTCCCGGCTGCGTGAATACTTCCGAGACGTTCTCCGCGGGGGTGAGGAATTCCCGAACTACCCGGTCGATCGTCTCATAGCGGTTCGCCTCGATAAGCGGCACGAACATCTGCCGGCCGTCCTTTTCAAATCGGTCGAAGCCCTGGCGGATGCCGGAGCCGAGCTTCTTCAGGTTGAAGGCCACCACGGCGCAGCGCAGGTTCTCCCAGCGGCCGGCCGGGCCATTCCAGCGCAGCCCCGACGGGAAGGAGACGTAGGAGTCAGCCGTCTCGGGCGCCTTCGGCCAGTCGTCCAGACCCTCCAGTCCATTGAGCCGGAGCGCGATCGTGCGGGCGGCATCGGTCTCCGGCGCCTGGTCGATGAAGATGGCTGTTAAGCCGAGGATCGGGAACAGCGCGGTGGCGCGGGCGATCAGGTTGCCGATCGCGATCTGCTCGGCATGCAGCAGCCTCTTGCGGTCGGGCGCCTCCACCTCGCGGGCGAAGAACCAGCAGCGCCGGCCGGTGTCGATGCCGCCGAATGCGGCGCAGCCAGGCCGCCGGGCGGATAAGTCGTAGATCTCAACGGCGCGCGAGCGATCCAGGACAGCCGGGGTGATCTTCTGCGCCGTGCTCTCCGGCATGGCCTTTCGGTCGCAGCAGAAGGCGACCATGATCTCGGGGTCGACGACGGCCCGAGCCCAGTCGGCTACGATCTGGGAGACGTCGATTGCCGGGATCCCGAATTGCGAGATCCGGAATGACCAGTTGCGCAGTTTCACCTGCTCCGGGCGGCGGTGCGTCCAGCGGAATCCATTGACCCGGTCCAACTCCGATCCGCACCGCGTGCATGCGAAATAATACCGGTTCTCCGGATCGTGCGTGGCCAGGCCCGGACCATTCTCCTCGCGCCGGAAATCGCCGGTATTGGTGAGGAAGGGATCGCCCGGTTGTGGCGTGCCGTCGAGCGCCAGCCGGCAGCATTGCGGCCAGCTCTCCTCCAGGTTGAGCTCGTGACCACAGGCGGGGCAGCGGTGCATCATGACGCCCTGGCTGCCATCCTTCCACGACTTGTTCATCCCGCGGCCGGCGATGCGCTGCGTGCCGAGCTCGATGCTAAGGCGCAGGCGGCTGGACGTCATGCGGCCGCGCACGAACTTCTTCAGCTTCGGCTTGATGTCATCGACCTCGTCGAGCGTCGTGACGTCGAAGGTGAAACTGGTCGGCACCTTGTTGAGCCCGATGATCATCCCCTGGCTCTGGCGCTTCCCGTCGGTCACCGTGAAGGCGCCCTTGCGGTTCACAGCCCGACCCGACTTGTTCACGGCCCGGCCGACCTGCGTCATCTTCGCAAACCAGTCGAGCTGGTCCAGGATGTCCGGGCGGAACTTGGTATCGACCATGCCCTCCACCAAGTCGGCGTCCGGGAGATAGAAGCCCCAGTTGAGCCAGGCAAGGGACGTGCAATAGGCGCCCAGGTTCAACTCGGTCACCGATTTGCCAAACTGGGCGCCGCCGGCGAGGGCGATCGAGCAGTCAGGCAGCGGCTTCCCCGACTTTGAGCCGAGCGCGATGTCGATCGTCTCTACGACCTCGATCAACGCCTCGCGGCCGGCGAAAGTGTACGGGCCATGCTCGCCGCGGCCGTTGGGCACGCGGGCGACCTTCTCCAGGAAGTCGCGGAAGCTGTGAATGTCAGGCGTAGCGACCACGCGGCCGTCCGACTGCAGGCGGGCGTCGAGGGCGGCGACGGCGGATTTGCGGGGAGCGGCCATCAGACGGCTCCTTTCGCGAGCGCGGCCTTCATCGCCTCGTAGTGTTCCAGCGCGGCTGGGTTGCCCTTGATCTCGTCGAAGAGCGCGTCGAGGCCCTTCTCCCAGTCCTTCCGCTTCGACTCCTCGAACTTCTCTCGCTCCAGCCGCAGGCGCTCTTTTTCGAGGGATGCCTTGCCGAGCATGGCGTACAGCTCCACGTCGTGATTCTGCGCGGCCATTAGCTCAAAATTGACCTGGGCAACCTGCGATGCCTGGTCGGCTGTGATTTGCAGATCCGGCAACTTCCGCAGGGTCGTTTCCAGCTGCGAGGATGCGTCGGCAGCAAGGCGCGTCGTGAGGCCGCGCACGTACCAATCGAAGAACGCGCTGAGGGCGCTGGGCGAAGTGGTGACGTTGTGCTTCTCCAGCAGCCAGGCCATGGCCGATTCCTGGGTTTGCCGCAGAAGCACCTGGTAAAGCGCCTCCTGCGCTCCAGGCGGGAGCGTCTTGAGTTTGGAGTCTCCCCGTGGCTTTTTCATGCAGGGAGAGCGGACAGCGCCGGCCGTACCCCTACAGCCGGCGCTGCGATTACGAATCCAGCGTTATTCCGTGATACTCCAAAGCCCCCTAGTGGGGGAAGTGATATGGCCTTGCGGAGCGTCATGATTGTCCGAGTCCTTCCTCGGCCAGGACGGCCTCCGCGCGGGCCATGATGCGCCAGCGTTTGCCGCTGAGCGGCGAAAGGAAGGAATTCGCCAATGACGCGTCGAGCAACTCGCGCAGGGCGAGCTGCAGCTGCGGAAGAGCGAGCTCCCGATGCCCCTCCGGGCGCAGGCGATCGAGCAGCTTCTGCTCCGACAGACCAAATTGAGCCTCGCGGCGCAACTCGATCAGAATATCGATGTGGAGCTCAGTCATTGGATCAGCCCTTTAGTCTCCCGCAGCAGGTTGATCACCCGCCCCGGTACGGCATCGATCCGGGCATTGGTGCTCTGAACTTCAACTTTGAGTTCACCCAGCGTCGCGGTCTGCCGGCCGGTCTCGGCCTGCAACACCTTCACGTCGCCGGCCATGGCTGCAAAATCCTCGTGGATCTTCTTGCGCGCACTGCGTTCGCGGCCCAGTTCCTCGTCCATCTTCGCGGCGAGCTCTTTGCGGGCCCCGCGTTCCTGCTCAAATTCCGACTCGATGCGCGCATGGCGGCCTTCGCATTCCGCCTCGGTGGGGGGCCGGTCTGCCGCCTGGACCATCAGCGGATCGGGCGGCCTTACGTTCATGACCTTGTCATCCGAGGAGCGCAGCTTTTTCACCGACGCGGCGATGCCAAGCAGCGCGTAGATGATGCCGGCGAGAAATGCCACGACGAACAGCCATTCCCGAAGGGCTTCGGCGGTCGGCGTCGCATCGGCTAAGATCGGGATCATTGGCGTTCGAGCTGGAATTCCAGCTGGTTGATCGTCTTCAGCGCATCACGGCACCATTCGGGCGCGGCCTGGCGGGCGGCGGCGAAGTCGGGCCGGGCGATGAGTCGCTTGGCGTTGTCGAGGCGGACCGTCGCGCAGCCAGCAGTCAGAAGGCAGATGCCGGTCAGGACACAGATGCAGAGCAGGCGCTTCATTGTGCTTTTGGTGGCCCGTCGATCGCGGCGTCGACGGCGGCGTCCTTTGCGGCCAGGCGGCCCGTCGCTTCGCGCTCACGCTCCTGGTCCCGCAGTGTGATCGCCTGGCGGACCAGGCTCTCGACGGCCGGGAGAGCGCGCATCAGCGCAAGAAGAGCTGAGAGGAACGCGGCCATCAGGCCTGCGGTTTCGCGGTGAACTGCGTGCCGATCTTCACCGAGGCGAAGAAATCAAGGAGCCAGCATGCCCATTTGAACGGCAGGGAGGCTTCGACTTTGAACATCGCTGCATCGTCGGCGGTCGACGGCGTCGACTTCACATAGGCTTCGACCATTGAGACGATCGGTTTCGCGAAGAATCGCAGCGTGCCCATCACCGCGAGGATCGTGAGAATGACCGGGTATTTGAGGGCCAGGCCCGCGACAAGCGGAGTGGCCACGGCGCCGGCGGTGTCGGCCGAAATCAACGGCGATGAATCGGGCGGCGGGGATTGAGAGAACACGGAAATCGGCAGCATGCATACGACGCAAAAGGCGACTAAAGCGGTCGCGAGAAACAGGCGGGGGAGCAGGGTTTTCATGGGAAAATCATTCAGCCGGGAATGGCCGGCCGCGCCGGCGTTGGATTGGCGATCTGGGCAGGATCCGGAGCAGATCGGTCGCAAATGCGCCGGCCTGGTCGCGCGGGATGCGCAGCAGGACCTGCAGACTCTTGCCGTCAAGCGTGCCGAAGGTCAGGAGCGGCCCAGGCCCAGCGGCATTCTCGGCAGCCGCCGCGGTGATCGCTGTGAAGCAAACCGAAATCAGCGCGCGGGCCGGATGCGACCGGCGCGCGAGTTCGTCCTCGATATGAGCGAGGCGTTTGCCTTGGTCATCTCCAGTGTCGCTCTGACAGATTTCGGCGTGACTTTGCGGGGCCGGGGGCATTGAGTGCCGCCCAGTAAAACAGAAATCCCACGCAGGCGTTAACCTTGCGTGGGAAGCGTGGGAAAGGTGACGACTATTTCAGCGCTTTGCCGCCTGCTTCGTGAAATTCTCGACGATTGTCACCGCGGAATCTATCGCGCAACCGATCCCGCCGCAATGGGGTCCTACCCGCATAAGATATTGGAGCGTCTCCGGCTTGATGCGCTGCGCTGGAAGCGTGACGCGGCGCGGGCGTGGTTGCCGCTTTGGATGGTGTTTCACTGGGACAATTTGATATCAGCGTGTGACCGGTGGCGAATATTTCAGTCGCCGCTCGATGGAAGGGTATATGAGAGCTCCGCTTCGGTATTGATGCCCCGAGCATTCGCTTCTTTCACCAGAAGAGTATCTACGTAGATCTGGATCCGGAAAGTCTCGCCACCGGTTGAACCTTCCTTCGCCCAGAAATATAATCGGTCACCGGTGCGAGCCTGGCAGGATCGGCTCCAGCCAGTCATCGCATTCACGTCGTGCGTTTGATTGTGCTGCTCGTTCTCGCCTGTCCGAACCTCCAGGCCAAGCGCCTCCCCGGAGAGCCGGTATTCGACGAAATGAACTGCACGGTTAGCATCGGCGGGAAGTAGAACCGTAGAAACCTCTGTTGACATAGTCCTCGGCGTATTTTGCCTGGTTTCGGAGCGCGTGACGCTCGCCGGTTGGGGATCGGATTTCGTTGGAGCCTGCGCCGATTGGGCGACGGCGGCGCGGTCCTGATCCTCTTTGGCTTGCGCTTTTTCGAGGGCTTCCTTCTCGATCGCCTCCTTCGCCGCGGCCGCTTTGGCGACGGCTTCCTTGTCGATGGGATAAACCTTGAGCAGCGCTTCGGGGAGAAATCGTTTCTCAAACTTCAGTCCTCCGCCCTTATGCTTGATCGTGACCGTCGTGGCGGTCTCAGAGAGAACCTGCCAATCATAAAAAACCCGGCCATCCAACAGGCGGAGCGGTTCGTTTGCGGCCGAAGAGACGAAGAGCCATCCAATGACCGAGAATGCGAGAAAAGCGGCCTTGAGCGTTTTCATTAGGATGAAGGTCGATTTCGAAGGAGCCGGGCTGTTTCCTCCGTCGCCGCAGTGATGCGGGTAACCTGCTGGAAGAACTCGGCCAGGCCGAAGAACAGCCCACAAGAGACAATGCTGATGAGGCCTGCAATAATCACCGGGCTATTGAGGCTCATACCACCGACAACAAGAGCACCGCACCCGCCAATCATCGTTATCCACCCGAGGACAAGATAACAGGAACTGAAGATCGACCGCGCCGGCGCGGGCACCCCCGCGGGTGGCGTAAGTTCTGGCTGCAGACCTGAGATGATCATGCTCCCTCCCGTTTAAGCCGTTCCGGTTTATCGAGCGGAAATTTGTCCCGAAGTTCGAGGTAGGTATGTCCCACCCAGCAAGGAAGCGGTTTTCCGCGGCGGAGGTACTCAGCCAGGTATTCCTGACATTGTTGCTCTGTCGGCTCGGAGGCCGGCGGCTCGTGACCAGGGGTAATGGTCATAGGCGTGCTACGCGACGCAGAATAGGGTGGGCGCGCCTCCTCGAATCGCAATCCCTCTTCGTTTCGAGTGTTCCCTGGGTATACAAAGGCCAACTTCAACGCGTGAAGAGCTTGGAGCACTCGGACAGAAGGCGTTTTGTCCCCGCTCTCTATTTTGGCGATATAATTACGAGAGAGGGACAATCGCCCCGCTAGTCCAAGTTGGGTGAGTCCAAGAGCCGCGCGGACTTCACGGAATTGCTCTGCCGCTGTGTTCTTTTTTTCCACTTTCGTTGTTGACTCGTTGTTCTCTATGTCCACAACTGTGGACGGAGTAGACACATATGCATCCCAAAGCACAAGAAAAATTCAGGCAGCGCGTGAAGATCTGGCTGGTCGCGAACAACAGAAGTGTCACGACGCTCGCAGCAAAGATCAGGCGTAGACGGGACACCGTTTCAAAGGCGATTAACGGCGGACGGTTTCCGCGTGTGCAGGATGAAATCATCCAGGAGATCGAGCGATGACCCCAGGACTTCCAGCCAAGGAATTTCTCGCCGAGTTCATCCTCGAACAGGCATCCGAGCAGCCATTGGAACGGCGCATCCTGCTTTACCGAGCGCTCTCTGTTGAGCTTCGCCATCGCGACCTTCAGAAGAAATGCACAGCCCTGGCCGACGAACTCGAATCGATCGAGGCGCGGCACAATCAGCTGCTGCTCGACCTGCGGCAAGGAGGGGCGAAATGAAGTGCATCGCCCTATTCCTGATCCTCTGCCTGGCCTGCGCGATCGCCTGCGCGGCCGAGCGCAAACCGACCACTCACGAGCTCTACGGCCCGATCCCGGCCCAGGTGATCAAGGCCATCCTCTCCGAGCACGGACTGCCGCCGACCGTCTTTACCGTGGTGCGCCGCGTGCCGCTGGAGTTGGGGGGGACGAACGCGAAGGAGAACCTCATGATCATCTCCTTGGTCGATCTGCCGGACAAGTTCCAGTTCGAGCGTGTCGTGCTCGCGCAGATCCGGGTCGACAAGACCCGCATCGAGCAGGCGGTCAAAGACGTGTCCTCGTGGGAGCCATCGAGGTAATCGGAAATCCAGAATACCCCAATGTCTGCCGTCCTCCAGATGCCCCCGCAGGCCGCGCCCAGAAAGGTGACGACCAGGTCATCGATCTCGGCCAGTCAACTGCAGTTCGACTGGTTACTTGGCGAGCGGCAATTCTGGAGCCTGAAGAGCGCGGCCGGACTGCTCGGAGTAAGCGACTCGTTTTTGGAGAAGCTCTGGGATGCCGGCCAGATTTCCGGGCACGAATTCAACGCCGGAAGGAACCTGCGCATGACGAAGCGTATCCCGCGGGCATTCCTCGTGGCGCTGCTGGTCGCCACGGCGCGCTATTCTGGCGAAGCGAAGCTCCAGGCAGTGATCTCGACGTTCCGCGAGTTCGGCGTCACCGACCTGCGCACGATGCGCGCGGCGATCGATGCTGAGATCGCCCGAAAGGAGCGCTCGTGAAAACTGATTCTCTGGTCGAGTGCCTCTACACCTGCTCTGTCTGCGGCCAGGCCGGATTCACCCTGCGCGGGCTGCGCGCTCATTGCTGCCGATCGAAACCCGGCCGGGCGCGCCTGACCAACGCCGAGATCGGCAGATCACTTTCTCCGTCAGCCCCGAACGAAACCGCTGGACGTCTCCCACGAGATGCTCGGAACCGTAAGGCCCGAGGTGAACAAGTAGAGGCGGCCGGAGAAGCTCTTTGCGGCGCCAAGGCCGCGTTTGCAACAGGCCCCGCGACTGCACGTCGGATGACCGGCGCTTCGACTCCTATGCGACCGGGTGTTAGCGGTGCGTCGCTCCGAGCACCGGGAACGTGCGGATCGGAGCAACCCTCTTCCTGTCCGGCTGTCATGCCGGCCACTGTCGCACGGTGTGCGACCTCCGCTGCGCTGTCCACCGACGGCAAAGCCAACCAGGCCCCGGTCGGGCCGGACGGGAAGCTTCTTCGATGAAAGGAAACCACTCTCAGGCAAACTACGCCCTGACCGTCCTGGCGGATGCCGAAATCCGCACGGTCGTGACGGTGACCAAGCTCCAGGCAGCCGCAATCGACCAACTGGCGGCAATCCCGCGCATCGAACGCGAGGCCGCCCTGCGCGCGATCCTCTGTGGGCTCACTTTGCATCGGGTGAAGGCGAGTCTTCCCCACGGCCAGTTTGGGGTGTGGATCGATCAAATGCGACCTAGTGGGTCGCATTTGCCGGCGGTCACAAGGCGCCATTGCCAGCGCTACATGCGCCTGGCCGTCGCGGCCATCCAGAAGACCAAAGCCACCGTGCCGGAGATTCTCGCGCTGCCCGGCGATCAAAAGGAATTGGCACTCGAATCGACGGACGAGACGGCACGCCATCTGATGCAGAAGCTGGCAACCTGGGTGGGTGATCGCTCGCTCAACGAGATGCTCTGTGACCTCGGCATCAAGGCCGCCGGCAAACTCGGCGGCGCGCGTGAGAAGTCCGACGACGACGCCCCGATCGATCCCGAGCAGCTCGCCGCCCAGGCCCGCGAGGAGCTGAGCGCCTGGCATGAGATGGGACGGCAGTTGCTTCTGACGGACAACGTCTGCTCGCGCCTCACGCCCGACGAGATCCGCGCGCTCGATGAGAGCCTGGACGCCATGCTCGCACAATGGCGCCGTGGCCTGAAGGAAACCCTCGCCAAGCCCGCCTGATCTCCCGCTTTCACCTCACCCCTCACTTTCCCCTTCATCCCTCTGCCCCATGTCATCCGAAACTGCCCTGCGAGCGTTCGCCCTCGAATCCCCGGCGGCCGAGTCTCACCTGGCCGCGCCCGTTCGATTCACGGTGCCGCTCCTCGACAATGACGAGTTCGCAAGCCTCAAGGCGAAGCGGCGCAGCGAGGTGAACCTCACGCTTCGAGTCCTGGAGCGCATTCACGCGCTGCGCGGCGAGCGAACCTTTGTGGCGGCGGTCGGCACGATGGCGATCGGCTACCGGCATATGCGTGGCTTTTCGGCGGCGTCGCTCCTGCGCAACTATTACGTCTTTATCCGCAGCGGCTGCGACTGGCGCAGCCTGGTCAAGGGCTACAAGGCGCCCTCGCAGCAGCCCAAGGAGTTCCAGGACTTCGTCAAGGGCCTGATCGAGCAGAACCCGCGCAGCATCGCCCAGGCGCTGAGCGTGCTGCGAGATGAGCTCTGGCCGGCCGGCGTGTCGATCCCCGGCTATGGGACATGGCAGGAATGGTACGCACGGACGTTTCCCGCGCAGGAAGTGCCAAAGGCATTCCCCCGCGTCTGGCCGGTGGGATGGAATGTGGGCAACCTGCGCCGCTACGGCCCAAGCCGAGCGCAGCGGGCGCTGTGGCAGCGGGGCATTGCGGCAGCGCACGGGCTGCTGCCGACGATCGTCCGGGATACCTCCCGCCTGCGGCCGATGGAGATGATCGTCATCGACGATTTCCAGCTCGACACGATGTGCTGCTTCCGTGGCGACCCGGAGCGCGGAATCAAGCCGCAGATCGCCTACGTCGCCGGACTGATGTCCATGTGCGTGGGCACGCGCAAGCCGCTCTCCTGGCTGCTGGGGCCGCTGGTCGAGCGCCAGGTGAAGCAGGCCGACGGCACGATGAAGGCGGTCGTCTGCAACATCCGTGCAGTGGACGTGCAGATGCTCCTCTACAAGATCTTCCAGGAGCACGGCCTGCCGCCGTACCCGATCACGATCCTCTGCGAAAACGCCACTGCGGCGATTTCGCCGGCGCTGGAGCTGATGCTCTCGACAATCTACGAAGGGCGGATCCGCGTCCATCGGACGTCTCTGATCGAGCACAAGACCCTCACCAACGGCTTTGTCGAGCGCGGCGGCACGCCGTGGGAGAAGGGCTGGATTGAGAGCTATTTCAACAAGCTCTGGAACATGCTCGCGCAGAGTCAACGCGGCTACAAGGGAAGCAACGAACGCCTGAACGCCCCCGGAGACTTGTCCGACAAGCTGAGAATCTGCGCCCGTCTGCTGGGCCAGGGCGCGGGCAAGCTCAATCTACCGCCGGAAGTGATCGACCTGCTTAAGACGCCGTTTCCGTCTTTGGAAGAGCTGGAGCAGGCATTCGCGAACGTCGTGTCGATGTCGGAGCGCCGCACGAAGCACAAGTGCCTCGGATTCGGCACCGTCACGGAATTTCGCTGGTCGCAACCGGAGCTTCCGGCGCCGGCGGGCATCGATCCCACCGGCCCGAACACCTTCCGCTCGCTGGCGTGCATCGCGCCGGAGCAGCAAAAGCTCATGCTCCCCGAAGAGCGCAAGGAGTCGCCGCTGGAGCGTTGGGAGCGACTGTCGGCGGACAATCCCCGCGTCGCGCTCAGGGCGCAAACGCTCGCCCTTTTCCTGTTATCGCCGAACAAGGCCACCTGGCGGAAGCACGCAGTGACCTTCGTTCGGGAAGGCACCGGCTATAGCTACGTCGACGATGAGAACAAGCTAGCCGAAGTGCCAGAGGGGACGGATCTCCTTGCCTACGTCGACACCGCGCGGCCGTCCGTGGCGCTCGTGACCAAGGTCGATGGCAGTTCGCTCGGCGTTCTTCGAATGCTCGGCAATAGCCCCCGCGGGGTCGACATCACCGACACCGCCGCCATGGACGATGCTCGGGCGCGCCGGGCCGCGATCGTCAACCGCTTGCTCGCCACGGTGCGGGCACGGCCGTTGCACGAGGCTGCCAACCAGCAGCTGGCCGCCAACCAGGCGCACAACGACGCGATCGTCGATACCTGGAAGCGGTCCATGACACCCGCCGCAATCGTGCCCGGTGCGCCCCGGCCGGAGGCGGCGATCGCCACAGCCGATATGGTCGCCGCCGGAATCGGCGTAGCGGCCTCACGCCAGGCCGAGGCCAGCGCCCAGGCACGCGCGCTGCGCCGCTGTAGCAACGAGGCCGAGGCACTCCTTACCGAGGCCGCAATCCCCGCCGCGCCGGCTTCGCAGTCGGCGGAATTCCGACCCGAAGACCTTCTGTAAAGAATGCGCCCCGGCCGTTCCAGCGGCCAGGGCGCGAGTAGCCACAACGTCAGTCCAGCAAAGACCCCCATCATGGCCAACGATACCCAAAACCCAAATCCGCCTGAGGAGCAACCCTCGGGTGTTCCCTCCGGCAACCGGGGCGACACTGTCCGCGCCTCCTGGTACGTATCCCTCGACGATCTCCGCAAGGCCGTAAGCAATTCAAGCGAGCATGCCCAGGAGCTGATCGTCTGGTGTTACCTCTGGTGCATTGATGACGGGCATCCCGTCAGTCTCGCCGAATTCTCCGAGCGAGTCGCCGTCGATAAGACGACGATCGGGCGGATAATCCGCGGCTCTTACACTCACCCGGAGAGCGGCAGCCGGCTGCCGATCAGCGACAAGCTCGTGCGGGCCATGGAGCTGTTCCGGAAGATGGAGCAAGAGCGCGCCCGCGCCACCGACACCGGCTTTGTCCCGACGCCCACGGCGAAGCGCATCTGGACCGCATGCGATCTCGCCCGCGAGAGCCAGAGCCCGGTCTTCATCGTCGGCCCGTCACACATCGGCAAGACAAAGGCCCTGATCGCCTACAAGGAGGAGAACAATCATGGCCACACCGTTTACGTGCGGCTGCAGGCCGCCAGCGGCCTCGGCGGCATGGTGAAGCGCATCGCCAAGGAGCTCGGCGTTTCGGACAAGGCCAACACCGCGGACCTGGTCACGCGCATCAAGCGCGCCCTGCGGCCCAACATGCTGCTCATCCTCGATGAGGTGCACGAGCTCATGTACACGTACCGCAAGGAGAGCTTCTTCGCCTGCATGGAGGTGATCCGCGAAATCTATGACGAGACCACCTGCGGCCTGGTGCTCTGCGGGACGAAGCTGCTCTTCAGGCGGATCGAAGAAAACCGCGCCGAGCTGGAGCAGTTGCTGCGCCGCGGCGTCCACAAGGTCGTCCTCGCCGATCAGCCAACCAAGGGCGACGTGACCGCGATTCTCAACGTCGTGGGCCTGGATCTGCCAGACAAGGCAATGGTCGTGACCGTGCGGGTTGGCGGCCAGGCCGTGGCGGAGCGGCCGTACGAGCTGCTGAAGCAGATCGGCCGCGAGGAGGGCCTTAAGTCTATCTGCGAGCGCCTGCGCTACGGCCAGAAGTTCGCCAACAAGGCCGGCGAGAAGCTCACGTGGGATCACGTCGTGCGCGCCCACCTGACGATCAAGAAGAACGCGATGCCGGACAACGACTGGGACTGAGGAGGCACCATGAAGACCAAATCCATTCTCAAGCTCACGCCGGCGAAAGGCGTCACCGGAACCAACGGAAAGCCGTCGGTAGCCACCAAGTGCGGCTGCGCTAAACCGGAGTCGCCCGTTGAATTCTCCCGCCTGGACATCTTTCTGAACGGGGTGCGCCAGGGTGTCCTGATCGCCCAGGTCAGCAAGTCTCCATTCCGTTCCTTCATCGAAGGCTATGTCGAGCTCGACACCGCGATTGCCGGACTGGCCGCTAAGAATGGACGCGCGACAACTGTGGAGGAGCGAGATGTCGCTCTCTGCAGGATCGCGACCATCGCGGCGCGACTGTCCGTCGATGTGGTGATGCCTGAGTTCTCGGCCAAACATGGATGGCGGCGGCAGAAAGGCGGCGCGTCATGAGATCCCATCCGCTCGAAAACGCCTGCGATGAGCGCGGCGAATCTTGGGCCGAGCTCGTCACCCTGCTCATCGTCGCCCTGTTCGCCGGCGTCGTATGCATGATCTGGGACGGTGCGGTCGACGCCTGGCGTGCCGTCACGCGGAGGGCTCGCCGGTGAAATACATCATCTTCCGCTCTCCCGAAGGCCCGCGCGTCTCGATCTTCGCGGCCCCAACCACGCACGCTGAAGAGGCCGCGGCACACCCCTCGTGGAAGCCAGAGTCCGCCGGCTTCCTGGTCTTCCGCAGCATTGACTGTGTCCAGTGCTTCGACCGCTCGGAATCTCTCAACCTCAAACCTCGCGCGATGGACGACTCGATGATCGAGGTGCTCACCGCGGCGACACTCATGCTCACCACCGTTCCTCCCCCACCAGTCACCGTCCGTTTCCAATGACTACTCGCATCAAACTCCCCACACTTAAAACCCGCGAGGATTTCGACTTCGCCATCGGCGAGGTCGCGCAAATCACGGTTCAGATCCGCAAAATCGAGGCCGCCCGCGACCACACTGTCCAGGCCATCCAGGCCGCGTACGGCGGACATATCTCTCCGCTGCAGGCCAGGTGCAACGCCCTTGTCGCCCAGGCTGAGCAATACGCCGAGGCACACCGCGACGAGCTGCTGCCGGGCAAACTCAAGAGCGCTGATACTCCGCTCGCCACGTTCGGCTTCCGTACCGGCATGCCGGCATTGAAGCTCCTATCGAAATGGACCTGGGAGAAGGTGCTGGAGCATCTTCGCACCTCCTATGGCCTCGATTGCTTCATCCGCAACAAGCCCGATGTTGACAAGGCCAAGATCATAGCTGCGACCGAGGACGGCGCGCTGTCCTTTCCTACGCTCACACCCGACGGAGAGGAGATGACCTTTGAAATTCCGGTCGCGCAGATCGGCGTGAAGATCGTCCAGGAAGAGACGTTCTTCATCGAGCCGAAGCTCGATGACGCCAGCCAGGTCAAGGCAACCGCTGCGAAATAGGAGGAGCCATGACCCCAAAAGAGATTGCCAACCTGCTTTACGACGAGTCGATCCGCGTCGAACAAATCATCTGGCTCGCGGCGAATCATGACCAGCCTTGCGATGCCTTTCGGGCGCTTGTTGAGGACGAAGATCCTGCGCGCCTTGCCAAACTGCTCGGGATTGATCGCGAATTCTTCGCGGAAGACTGTGAACTGTCTGATCTGGGCAACACGCTCGCCAGGAAAGGACTCTCCGGCTTTCTGGTCCAGGTAAGCACTCCAATCCCCTTGGCCTTCCATCGGGACGGTTTCACGACTGGAGGGTTTGGCTATACCACGCTGGAATGGCTCTATACGGAGGCCATCGACGACGCGTTCATTAAGCGCATGACGGAGTGGAAGGACGCGTTCATTAAGCGCGCCCGCGCGAAGGCGCAGAAAACGGCAAAAGCTAGATAGGAGGAGCCATGGACAACAAAATGCTGGCCAAAGCCATCCGCGGAAAGGCGGAGGAAATCCGCGATGCGAGGGATGCCGACACGTTCGAGCTGGTCTGCGTGCTGGCGCGTGTCGTTGAAGGCAAGTCGCTCGTGTTTGTCAGGAAGGCCGATGGCGGAGAAATGTTCCCGCAGATCGCGGGCCTGGCGCCCGTTAAATCCGCATGAATCTCGCCCTCGCACAGCGCCTCGCCGAACGGTTCGCAGTCGAGCTGCAGCCCCATTGCAGCCGGATGGAAATCGCCGGGTCGATCCGCCGCCGCCGGCCCGAGGTCGGAGACATTGACCTGGTGTGCATTCCCCGCGGAGTCGAAGGCCGGGCGGCGATCCTGGCGCGCTGCGCACTCGGCCCGACAGCCAAGAAGATCAAGGAGGGGGAGCAGTACGTCGTTTTCGAGTATGTTTCCCCTGGCGGATGGGCCGCTCAGCTCGACCTTTGGTTCGCCCATGAGGACCAGAACGATCTGTTTGATTTCACGCCGAGCAATTGGGGAATGCTCCTTCTCGCTCGGACCGGTTCTGCAATGCACAACGTCTATCTCGCGCAGAAGGCGAAAGCCCATGGCCTGCATTTCCAGCCCCACAAGGGGATTATTTCGGGCGACCAGGTGGTCGCCAGCCGCACCGAATCGGAGATCTTCCACCTATTGGGGCTGAATTTCATCCGCCCGGAGGATCGCGAGCGATGAGCACTCTCAAAGACAAGCCCGGCCGCCAGATGAGACTCATGGTGATCGTCGATCGAGAGCGCAACCTAGTGCAGGTCATTCGAAACCTCCACAATACGAAGGGATTCTTGGTCGACAGCGGGAATATGGGCTGGATGCCTCTGACCGAATGGCGCGTTTTTCTGGAGCGCGAGTTGGTACTGGGGGGAGAGAAGCCTCCGTCGCTATATGAGCAACTGACCCGCAAAGCCCAATGAGCACCTGCCGAATATGCGGCTGCACTGACGTCGACTGCACCTGGTGCGTGGTGCTGACTGGGGAGCCCTGCTCCTGGACTGAACCCGATCTCTGCTCGACCTGCGCCGGCATGGGCAAGACTGATGAGCAGCGCGCGAAACGCCGGGGTAGGATCGCCCATGACAAGGCTTATGCGCGCGCCCGCGGCGCACCCGGAGCCGAGGCGCTATTCGCGCACCGCGACCGCATGCTTAGGGTTTGGGCACGGATCAATGTCCGGCGCACCAGGAGAGCAGCAACATGAGCCGAGAGCGTCTTTGGCCGCTCGCCAGCTATATGGCGACCATCATCGGGATCCTCGAACTCGGCATGGACGGGAAGATCAGAACCGCGATCCATGCCTCAAAAAACGGCCTCCGACTTTCCATTGGTGGAACGACCGTGGCTCGCGGACGAGACGGATATGAACTGCAGCGGAATTTCGATCAGGCGCGGATCGATGCGAAGAAGAGGGCATCCACATGACCGACCTACAGCATCGCAAATACCTATCGGAGTGGGGCCTTGTTCGGAAGCACTTCCGGGCAGCCGGCCTGGAGCCGAAGGCCTGCGATGCGAAGCGGCATGAGCTGCATAAGCGAGCCCTGGGCCGGGACAAGAGCTCGCTGGACCTGACCAATGCCGAATTTGACGCCGTCCTGGCCGTTTTCAGCGGCATTTCTCGGCCGGCGGACCTATCGACGCAGCTGCGCCTCCAGGAGCAAGCCCCGGAGCGCGCCGCGCGGAGGAATTTCCGAGCCAACCAACTGCTCGATTCTCTGGCCGTCGACGCCCCCGGCCGGGCGGCCTACCTCGATGAGCTTTGCCGCAAGATTTGTGGCCGGGCCTGGGACCGGCTGGCGGAAATCGAGCAAGAGAAGATTCTCGGCGTGCTGGCGGCTGCTGAGCGGCGGATGCACAAGCAATCTGGGAACCCCAAAGCCCAATCGGGGAACCCGCCTTCACAGATTACGGGAGAGACTCCATTCTGATGGATGCAACGGCAGACCTCGCACTCAAGGTCACCATCTCCAGCGTCACGCCGGAGCAGGTCGAACTCGTGGCCGACTTTCTGAGGGGCAGGGAATGGGTCAGAGGCTCCGAAATCTGCGCGGCGTTGTCCATTAGCGATCGTCGG